GGATTTTGTACTAACCATTTTTGCATTGATTTAAATTGATGCGATTGCAATGCTTTTAACATATTTATTGTATTTAGTTTATCTACATCTTTCTCCCACGTGTCATTCTTTATATATAATGTCTCTCTTTTTATATCTGTACAATGAATTGGTCTTTCATATACAGATAATTTATTTATATTCTCACTTATTATTTCATTTATACCTATTCCTATTCCTTTTGTTTTTGTTGTTAATAAATTTTTTAAACTTATCTCTATATTATTTATAAATTTATCAATTGATATTGCATCTTTACATTTTTCGTTTAAAAATACATTTATACTTAATTTATTATTATTTATAGTTGTTGATCCTACCTTTGGTATTAACTTTGATATTTGTTTATTTTGTTGTTTTAATTGTAATTTTAACTCTTCATTCTCTTTTAATAATATTTCTTTTATTTCATTACTTTCTTTAATATAATCTACCAATGCATCTTTATTCAATAACTGATTATCTTCTTTATTATTTATTATTTTACATTTCTGTTCATGTTTCCATCTTCCCGAATTTGTTTTAAATGTTTTATTACAAATACCACATAATAATAATGAACTTTTTTGTTCATTATTTATTTCTTCATTATTCTTTTTATGCTTTGCTGTCAATAAATGTCTATCATATTGACTTTTTCGTGATGTAAAATAGTTACAATTATAACAATTATATTTATTAGTTGAATTTAATGGAACTTTTTTTATTTCCAATATTTCCATTTTTTATATATAAATGGAAATCTATAAAGTTCTTAAATTTATATTTTATATTTTATATTTTATATTTTATATTTTATATTTTATATATTTTATAATTTTATATATTTTATATATTTTATAATTTTATATATTTTATATATTTTATAATTTTATATTTTTAAAGCATTATGATTTCAATATTATTAATTGATGTAAAATGCTAATTTAGTTCCAATATATTTATGATAACAATATTTTATTATAATATTGTTTAATTTATATTATCATAATGGTAATAAAATAAATATTATTATTATAATTTATTATAATTTCGAACTTTTTTGATTTCCAAAATATTTCCAATGTTGGAAATCAAAAAAGTTCCGAAAAATAATATTTTTTTTTATGCTAACAAAATATTTTACATATAAATCGTTTTTTAGAGCATTATGCTGTAAAGGTGATTTTTTAACTTTTTTTGAAAAATTTCATATGCAATTTTCAAAAATGGACATTTTAAAATGTCCATTTTTGAAAATCCGCGACAAACTTTTACAAAAAAAAATGACAGCATAAAATTTTTTTTGATATTTTATTTTTTAAAATAAGAGCATTATGCTCTAAAATGATTTTTTTATATTTTATGATGTCAAATAAATATGTTATTATAATATATTTTATAATCATTATGGTATATAAAAATTATCATTTATAATTTTTATAATTTTGTGAAAAAGGAATAATAAAAATACCTATATTTTGAAGTTCAAAAATTAAGTTAGGTATTATATTATCTTTAAAATGTGGATTATATAAAAATATAATAATTGAGAGAAAAGTTGAAATATAACTTATTAGTATAGAATTTCTCTCTCCAAAAATAACAGGTAAGGTATATATATTATTATTTTTATCTTCTTCTATATCTTTAATATCTAATAAATTACTAGATGCAAATAAAGTAAAAAAACATGGTAAATAAGATGTTGGATCATTTAATATACTTAAGTTATTATCATGTATAACACATGGCATTATAATACATGATAATGACCAAAATATTCCAATATAAATTGCTTTTATTTGTCCAAATTCAGTTTTAATATTTTTATAAAATAAAGTAGATAATAATAATAATATAAATATAATTCCATTATCATATTTAATTAATTCATTGAATATGTAAATATATGATATTAATATACTAGTTATAAAATAAATATCATTATTTATAAGATAATTATATAATGCTTTCTTATTGCTATTTATTATTTCTCTCTCTCCATTATTATAATATTCATAAGCATCAAATAATCTATCTAATCCATATGTAAAAAAACCTAAACAAAATTGTATTAATATTAATTCTTTAGTTAATATTACTTCATCATAGTGTGCTGTTGTAAAAATATATTGTATAATATTTAATGGTATACCTAATGTTGACCCTGGTAATGGATTGAATAATGTATTATTTACATTTATTTTCATTATTGGATAAACTCTATGTATTTTATTTGCTATTCTTGGAATATTATATAAATTTATCAACATTATTTAGTAAATTAATATTTTACTTTAAATATTTTTATATACTTAATTTTTTTATTAATTAAATTATATATATTTTATAAAAAAAACTACAAAAATATATATTATTTTACATATTAATAAAATAATATATAAAATAATTCTTCTGCTTGTATATTATATCTGTTAATAATAACATCAGTTGTATATCTATATTGTCTTGCTTTTCTTATTGCTCTTTTACGATTCAATACATATAATCCATATTTATTTATTTGTATTTTTCTTCTTTTTTTAAATAATTCTTTTTCAGATATAGTATTAGTATTAGTATTAGTATCCATTATTATTATATAATAATCTACCACAAATTATATAATAATATATTTCAATTTTTTATAATAAATATTTAACTATATCATAATACATATGTAACATTGTTGAACCAATATGATCTCCCAATAATGATATTTTTATTACATTAAGTATTAAAATTTTTCTTATAGAAATTGGAATAGTTTCTATATTTAATAATATGTTTATCATATATTCATTTGTATGTAACACAAATGGAGCAATTGCATCTGCCGTTGGTAAAAATTCAGTTAAAGATTTTACAATTTTCTCTCCATAATGTAATTTTATCGGAGAGAAAATATTATCTGGTTTAATACATGAATTTATTTTTATTATATTTGATTGTTTATAAAAATTAATATTATTAATTGATATTGATGATATTATATGACAATTTGTTTTAAATAAAAATAATAAAATAGTAAATAGTATCTTCATAATATTATTTATATAATATTATTTGTATAAATAATATTATTTGTATTTATATTATAAATAATAAAATCTATATAAAAAAAGCATTTTGCCTTTCAATTGGTGGAGGAGTTGTTGTCATTGTTCTATCTATTATATTATTATTATTTAATTGATAATACTCATCTGTATTATTTATATTTTTCAAACAACTTATTTCTCTCTCTAAATTATCTATTTTTTTATTAGAATTATTTATTGCATTATTTAATTCTTTTATTGTATCTTCTATATTTTCTATTTTAGTTATTATATCCATAATTTATAATTACAAAATAAATAAATTAATATATAAATAAATAAATTAATTAAAGAATATATGTTGAACATTTGTACCACCATTTATTCTAAATGAAAAACCTTGTGATTGATTAGCATCCGTAACAATTGTTTGTTGTCGTTGTTGTCCATTTATAACTTCAGTTATAGTTTCTATTTTTTTTCCATTTTCAAATCTTATATTAGAACTTCTCATTACTGTATTTCCACCAAATGAACCCATACCATTTTCCATTGATATATTTATATTATTATTAAATATATCATGTAAATTACCATTAAAAAATTGTTTGAATAATTCATTTGGATCAATAAAATCATTATGTCTAGGTTGAGAACAAGCACCAATATTTTCACGAATATATTTTTCTTTATCACTTAATGCTTGATATGCTTCACTTATTTTTTTAAATTTTGCTTCTGCCTCCTCTTTATTATCTTGATTTTTATCAGGATGATGTTTAATAGCTAATTTTTTATAAGCTTTTTTTATTTGATCATCATTTGCATTATTTTCTAATTCTAATTCTTTATAAAATTGAGAGAAATCCATATATTTATTTATATAAAATAATTTTATATATAAATAATTTTATATATAAATAATTTTATATATAAATAATTTTATATATAAAATTACATATATTTTTTTATAATATTTTGACTTCTTAATTCTGATAAAGATGGTCTCCAATTTGTTTTTGTAAGAGAAGGTGAACCTGGAAAATTTTTAAATAAAATATTTCTTTTATCATTATTTTTTTTTATATCAAATTTATATTGTAATATAGTATCTATATTATTAAATAAATAATCATTTGAAACTATTAAATCTATAAACTCTTCTATATCTAATTTACCATTATTATCTATATCCGCTTTATTAAATATAATTTTAATATTATCATGATTAATATTTAATTTATTTAAAATATTAGATAATTCAATAATATCAATACAATTATCATCATTTGTATCAATATTAGAAAATAACTTCACTATTTTATCTTTATATTCATCCATTATTTTTGTTTTTCTTTTTGATAAATAAATTTTAATTTCATTTTCTTTTATTGTTTTATAAAAATAATTATATTCCAAATCGTTCAACCATGTATATTTAGCTTTTATAATTTTTTTTATATTTCTTTTTCTCTCATTAAAATTAAAATATATATTACTTTGTTCTTCACAAAATACTTCATATATTTTATTCATATCTAACATACGATATTCCGGTATTTTCATAATATTTATTATTTTATAGTATTATACTATAAAAATGTCTAATAATAATGAAAATAATAATGAAAATAATAATAATAATGAAATAAATAATAATGAAAATAATAATGAAAATAATAATGAAAATAATAATGAAAATAATAATAATGGAATAAATAATAAAATAAGTATTTATAAATTTGCAACATTATCATCATTTAGTTGCGACGGATACAATAAAATATGTGATAATATATTAATATTTTTTTCAATTGGTGGAATTGGATTTGGTATATTTGCATGGTTTGTAATTAATAATATTACAAGTATTGGATATATATTGACCGGCATATTTTCATATATTTCACTTTCTTCAATAAAAAAAATGCGTTTAAGAGCATCATTAGAAACATCAGTTAATTCATTACAGGAAGAGAATGACGAATTAAAAGAAAATAATGAAGAATTACAAGAAAATATAGATGAATTAGAAGTTGTATCAAAAACTTTAAATGATGATATTAAAATGTTAGAAGATACAATTGGTATATTTGGTAAAAATTCTGAAGAAATAATAAATAATTTGAGAGAAATATATAATAACTTAAAAAAAGAAAATGAAATACAATCAAAATTAAATGAAAATGCTATATATTTACATATATTAAATATTATAAAACATTTTGATAAAAATTTAAATTTTACATTATCAAAAGAAAATTTAGATAAAGCAAAAAAAACATTAATTAATGCATTCCCTAATTTAGATTATGATTCATTATATGAAAAAATTAATAAAAATAATAAAATAACTGCACGAAAGATATTTGAGGCAATTAAATTATAAATTATATTTGATAATAATTTAAAGTTTATAAAATATATTTATAAAATATATTTTATAAACTTTAAATTATTAAAAAATGTTATTTACATTATTAAATTATATATCGAAATATTATAATTATTATAGTAATAATTATTATTTTGAAAATTATAGTAAAATATTAGATTTTATTCCAAAAATTAGAGAGAAAATAAATGAACAAAATATTAATATAGATAATGATTTAATAATAGCTGTTAATAATTTTTGTAATAATAAAAATATTAAATTAAAAATTTTAGTATCTTTATCAGGTGGAGTAGATTCAATGGTACTAACAACCATACTAAAATTTCTAAATTATAATGTTATTTGTTTACATATTAATTATAATAATAGAAATGAAACTAATGATGAACAAGAATTTTTAGAAAAATGGTGCAATAATAATAATATAACACTTTATACTAAATCAATTAATAATATTAAAAGAAATAATACAAAACGTAGTGATTATGAATATGAATCAAAAAAAATAAGATTTGATTTCTATAAGTCAATTATGTTAAAAGAAAATTGTGATAGTATTATGTTAGCGCATCATAAAGATGATATTGTTGAAAATATTTTTGCAAATGTATGTAGAGGTAGATATATATTAGATTTAGCAGTAATTAAAGAAGAATCAATTATTAATGATGTAAAAATTTTAAGACCATTAATTAATTTTTATAAAACAAATATTTATGAATTTGCTAATTCTTATCAAGTTCCATATTTTAAAGATACAACACCGAATTGGTCAATTCGTGGTAAATATCGTAATAATATTTATCCAATATTAGAAGATACATTTTCAGGAAATATTAAACATAATTTACTTGGATTGAGTAATCAATCATATGAATGGAATGAGTTAATTTCAAAAGAAATAGTTGATCCATTCATGAATTCTATTATTTATTGTGATAATAAATGTACATTAAATATTGAAAATTATATAAATTATCCAATGTGTTTCTGGAATATAATATTTATGAAAATTTTTTATAAATATGGAATTAATTGTCCATCTAGAAAAGCAATTAATGTATTCATTAATTCAATAAAACAAAAAAAAAACTTATATATATCATTATCAAATCATTGTATTTGTAAATATAATAATAATAATATTATTATTGAATTTAAAATTTGTAAATAATAAATATTAAACTAATTTAATTTTTTATCTAGTATTTTATGTAAATAATAATATAAATTAAACTTCATTAATGATGTATAAATTGGTTTTAATATAATATTTATAAATATTATATTAAAATATAATATGGTTTATCAATATAAGCAATTAAATAATAATAAACATGAATGGCAAGCACATTTAAGAAAACTGTCTGGTTATAAAGCTAACGGTAATGATAATAAACTTTTAACTATTGATGCTTTAAATATTGATATATGTGGTGGTTCATTAACAGTAAATAATATTACGTCATTTAGTGGTGAAGATTTAATTTTAGAAGCATCTGGAGCTGGAATTTTAATATTCAAACAAGATGGTAGAGAGTATAAAATAGCGGATTTAAGTAATACAACATCAGGAGGAAATGGAGGAGGAAATGGAGGAGGAAATGATGTGGATGTTTCATTTCAAAATGTTGATATAAGTAAATCATTAAGAGTAAATAATATTGAAGCATTTAGTGATATTTCATCTGGATTAGGTGAAATAGATGTATCATTTATTAATAATACTAATACTTTAGAAATAGATGCCAAGAATATGTTATATGCAACAAAATATTGTTTTTATGATGCAAATACAGGATATACTACTGATATAAGTGATTTAAGTATTAATAATTTTAAAAATAATGCTCAAATAGTTATATATTTAGATAATAGTGGCAATACAGTTAAGTTTAGAGGTTCAGAGAATGGTGGAATAAATAATTGTAAAGTTAATTTTGTATATGATATATCTTTAGATGATACTAATTCATTATTAACATTAACAAGAATAAATGATATTAATTTTCTAATGGTCTCAGAATTTTCTTAATTAATAATATTAATATTATATAATATTAATAATATTAATGGTATTTGCATCTATATTAAATGCAAAAAATACAATGGAATTTGAAAAACTTGAAACAGGAATACTTATTAATAACGGAGAGATAAATAGATATTTTTATGATTATAATAATATTAATTTTACAAATAAAATACCGGCATGGAGTGATGTGTATAATAGTACCAACTTTACTACAAAATCAGTAAAAAATCAAAATAATGATATAATTGATGATGAAGGAGATTATTATACTTATTTATATGATGGAATTATAATTACATCTAGTAATACAACTTTATTTATGGGAACAGCAAGTGATGATGATTCCTTTGCTTATGTTGCAGAAGGAAAGCAATTTTGGAGTGATATAAATCTAAGCAGTACTACACATTTTTCTAATTTAACATCTATTGTGCCTAATCTCACATTAGTATGTGATAGTAGGGGTGCTAAAGCTACTCCGGGGAGCTATAGTGCACAAAGTAGCGGTAGCTATACCTTTGAAGCAAATAAAATATATACTATATTAATAAAATTTACAGAACATGGAGGAGGAATAGGATTAAGGCTAGCATTTGATTTAAACAATAGTTTGCAAGGAGCAAGTTCAACAAATACACCATTTCCTAATTTTTTTGGAACAAACTTTACACCAAATACATATTTAAGAAGAGTTCGTCCTATTCCACATCCAAAATCAAGAAGTATCACCTATGCAGTTTATTTTATGAATGCAATTAGAGATATAACTGTAGACGGATATTTGGATACAGGTAGTAATTATGGAATTAAAGATAATCATTTTACAATGATGGCATGGATAAATTCTACTTATAAAAGCAATGATAGTACTATTTTTGGTGCAGCTACACATAATGTTGATCAGTTACATTGTGTTATTAGAAATGGAAAATATAAATTAGGATTTCATGGTAGAGATCTTGATACCAATATTACTGCCAGTACAAGTGGATGGGAACATGTAACATTTTTATGGGATGGAACCAATATGGAAGTAATTGTAAATAATGGTAGCAACCCAGAAACAAAACCTGATACTGCCGGATATAAAGGTCCCCAAAATATAATAATAGGACGGTGGAATCAGGACAACAATACACTATTCAATGGTAAAATTGCATATGCTAAAATATTTAATACAGCATTAAGTAATAGTGAAATAGCAACCGAGAGAGATATGCATGTTCCATCCTAAATATTTAAATAATAAATTATTTTAATAAATGTAAATATATATAAAAAATAAAAAAATTAAATTAAAAAATGCATTCATAATGAAATATTTTAAAATTAATATTTTTAATAATTAATAATGTAAATAATATTTGAAGTAAAAATAAAATAAATAATATATTATTTGATGTATTATATGTATGAAATAACATAAAAATATTAATACTTAAAAATGCAATAAATGTAAAAAAATTATGATAACAAAATATAAATTTTTTTAATTTTGTAAAAATTATACCAATTATTCCAATTAATAAAAATATAATAATTAATAAAGAATAATAATTTCTATTAAATTCATAAAATATTGTAAATATTCCCATTAAGAAAGAGCAAAAAAATATTTTATATTTATTTTTATCATTTGTAATTATTTCACTAATGCAATAGTTATTATTATAATTGTTATATACAATTATAATAGAATTTATATAACATATAAGTATAAAATATAATAAAATATAATAAAATATTATATAAAGTTAACATAATTATAATAAAATAAAATATATTTAATTTTATTAAATATTTAATTCTAATAATAAATAATAAAGTATAAATAATATGTCTAGGATATCATTAAAACGAATAAATAAAGAAATTGAAAATTTTAATGAAAAAGATTATTTAAAAAATAATTATTCAAAAAAAATTATAGAATATTTAAATAATGTAAATGTTGAATTAATACATTATAATTACAGTAATAATTATTATTTAAATATTTATTATAATAATTGTAAATATAGTTTTTTAGAATTGGAAATTAATAAAAATTACCCATTTAATCCATATAAAATATATTATTATAATAATAAATTTGCATGTAATAGTTATGAATATTCTAATAATTTAAAATTTCTAAATAAAAAAAAAATAACATATGATATGTATTTAAATAATATATATAAAAAAATAAAATATAATAATT